CGTATTATCCCAATAATAAATACCGCCTCCACGCGGACACGCTATCAGATCTTCGCCAAAGTTATCCAAACTCCACAAACGCAATTGATTGGAAGCACTTAATGTAGTAGCACTTCCCCAGGTGCCATCTCCCCATGAATCAGCGCTCCAACCTGTTGAACCTACATAAGTATCCAAACCACAATTAATTTGATAAACACCTACAACACTACCACCACCATTACCTGTATCGCTGGAATTAGCCGTTGCAGTAGCAGTAAACGTATAAGTATTAGCTGTAGGAACGGTGACTATTTGATATTCCTGATTTAACACCGTAGCAGTAATTAAACCGCCTAGAGAAACTGCACCACTAAAAGTTACAAAATCTCCCTCGACTGCTCCATGAGCTGTGTCCGTAGCTGTAATGGTAGCGGAGCCATTAGTAGCTGAAAAAGTGACATCACCCGCTGAAGTCGTAGTACGAATTGGTGTAATATCATTAAAGGAATTACCTTCTTGAATGTAGAGTTTATATCGGGTACCTATCCCTAAATATTTAGTGCCTGCTAAATTAATCCAGGGATGCAACAATCGTCCCGTTCCCTGATAATAATTGTCGCTATCTTTTAGCCAACCGCCTATTTTTTCTGGATGACCTTGACGAAAACGAACTAAGTTGCCATCGTACCAACCACCTTCAGCGGTATAAGCGGTACCTTCTTTATTAATACCTGGTATGAAATCAAATTTAGCTAATGGCATTTTTTTAAAATAATTGAGTGCTTAGAATACCACCCATTCCTAGTACAAGTACAATAAGTGTGGAGATAACAAACAGCTCCAGTCGATTAATACGATGTATGGTTTCTAGCCAACGTTCGGTACAAACGGCCTCGTGTTTAGAAAGATCTGCTGAAACCTCCATAACAGTTTTGCTTGCCATCGAGCATTATTTGCCAATGTTCTTGGCTTTACCTATGTTCAATGCCAGTAAGTCAATTACTTTGTATAACTTGCCAATCCATATATCATCTTTGGGAGTGGGAGTCATCGCAGCAATCATCGAACTAACTGTCACTATGATCGTCATGGTCATTACTATATTAAGTATTAAGCTCATAATTGTCTCCTATGTTTTTTGTTTTTCTATTTTATACCCTTGAAACCATGTAGGTAAACCCAAAAAAGGTCTGCCATCAAATTTATTATCTTCTGCCGTATCTTTGGTGGCATCGTTATAATGCAAAAATACCTGACCGCAGTTCTCGCCTTCAAACTTTTTTCGCCAATGTTCCAGTTCACAGCCACGATACATCAGCATATCACCCACTCCTAATTCTATTTCCTTACCTTTAGATTTACTGGGCTTATATTCATCCTTCTCCTCATCATATCCTCCCTTTGTAGTATCAGGTTCCAGAAAGATAGACCAAGGATCACCACCCAAATGCAAGGTGGTAGAAATCTCGCAACTGTAGCGATCTTTATGTCTCTCTAACACATCACCTTTTTTGTAAATTCGTGCATAACTATAAGTAGGGTTTAATTTAACCTCTGCTTCTATCTCCATGCGTGGTTGTATTTTTCCCAGTAATGTTTCCATTACTAAATCTCCATAATGGCTGTATGTTTCTGGTATTTGCGTATCATTCCATACACCCCAATCATTATTAAACTGGGAAATATAACGAGCATCATAAAATAAACGTGCTACTTTCCTTTTATTACAAAAATAATCATAACAAAATTCTGCCAATTCCCTTGGAATAACCCGTTTAATGACTAAATATTTATTTTCTTTAAACATAGGGCTGTCCTAAATTCCAGCATACTAATGAATGTCTTATGCCTTTTGTTACAGGTTTAACTCTATGCCAAACAAAAGAAGGGAATACAATCAAACTACCTTTAGGTCTTATTTCTTCACAAATTCTTGGTTGTTTATTTCCCTCCAAATCGTGAAAAGCAAACTCTAAATCTCCACCTTCATATTCTTCTGGTTCAGTTAAACAAAGAGTCATAGATAGCTTTCTGATTTTGCCATGTGAATTAACATCCTCTGGTTTGTCATAAGGCGTTTCATTAGAGTCACAATGCCAATCGTAATACTGTCCTTTTTTATATTCAGTAAACTGGCAACTTTCAGTAAAGTCCCATTGAAAATTCCATCCTGCACTAGCATTGGCTTGATGAATGTAGGGATGTATTTCCTTATAAATCCAAGCATCATTAATCCAAACAATATCCGATTTACGTTTCTTCTGAATATTTTTAAGTTCTTCTTTAGAGGGGGGTTTGCTTCGATTTCCACCGCCTGTTATTGCTATTTCTTTTTCTAAACTATTTCCGTGTTCCAAAATATCATCACATATTTTAGGAGGAACAGCTGATGTAAAATACCAGTAGTACCATTTTAGATTCATGTACTAAATCCAGTCGTCTTCTACTATTTGCTTAAAAACCTGTTTTGTACTCCATACTCCACCAGCTAAACTTGTACCACCATTTTCATCAATAATAACTATACCAGAGCCACCAGCTCCACCTTTATTGACAGAAGCAGGGGGAGCGCTACCGCCACCGCCTCCTCCACCAGTATTGGCAGTACCAGCACCACCATTAGATTGAGTTGTTAGAGGATAATCATAACCTGCTCCACGACCACCACCCCCCGGACCACCAGTTCCTCCTATACCTGTGTTATGAGCGCCACCGCCTCCACCGCCAGCATAGGTTACTGGAGAGCCTGAAAGAGAAGAGGCTGTACCATTTCCACCTGTTCCACCTGTTCCATAACCAGATTGTTTGTCTGGATCAGGCGCTCCCGGTGCAAGATGATTATCACCATCCCCACCAACACCTCCAGCTCCTCCACCACCTGCTCCACTTGAAGGACCTCTAGGACCATCATTACTTATACTATAATTAGGAATACCGCCATTATTACCTTGTGATGGACTAACAGGAGGAGTATTACCAGCAGGTCTTGTTCCTTCTGGTGATCCTCTATCATCATTATCGTTGCCTCCACCTGATCCACCTGCACCACCAGCATTTCCATCTCCACCACCATAACCGCCTCCAGCAGAAGTTATGGAAGAAAAAACTGAATCACTACCAGCACTACCATTACCCTGTCCGGGAGAAGGACTATTGGCTGCACCTCCAGCTCCTACTGTAATAGGATAAGCTGTAGAAGCATCAATAGGGAAGCTGTCATCTGTGGATGTGCGAAAGCCTCCAGCTCCACCGCCACCACAATAATGATAACCTCCGCCACCACCTCCGCCAGCAACTACTAAATAGTTAGCAGCAGTTGACTTAGCACCTGAAGTAAAAGTGCCTGATGAAGTAAAAGTAGTAACGAGTGGACCGCCAGTAACTGTATATTTTGAACCTATTAATCTGCTCATAACCAAGTCCCATCTGTTCTATAAGTATATTGATCGTACATATTCCATACTCCACTTGCTGTCCATGTTCCATTGGGTTCACTTACAATAACTATACCTGAACCACCTGAACCAGAATCTGCTACTGCTGGTCCACTAAAAGAAGCACCTCCGCCACCACCGCCTGTGTTAGCTGATCCTGATGTACCAGCTGTATCACTAGGTGTATGAGCAGAACCATTACCACCTGCTCCACCACCACCAGCACCACCAGCACCACCAGCTTTAGGGTCTGCAGGTCCTTGATTTTGTCCACTTCCACCACCGCCTCCACCGTAAGTTACTGGAGAGCCTGAAATTGAATTTGCTGTTCCAGCTCCACCAGCACCACCAGCCCTACTATCGGTAGGAGCATTTGATCCTACTGCTCCAGAACCACCACCACCAGCAGTTCCTCTATTCGTATAAGTCCCCGGATAACCAAAACCACTACCACCAGCACTTCCCTGTGAAGGGCTTACAGGTGGTGTGTTACCAGAACCACCAGCACCACCGGGTTGATTATATGGCCCCCAATAGTTTCCAGAGCCACCTCCACCGCTACCAGTGTATTGTCCACCAGCACCAGCCGCACCAGAAGAAGCATCATCTTGTCCATCACCACCAGAAGTAATAGCTGAACCACCACCAGTACCTCCTGAGCCTCCTGCACCGGGAGGAGCAGAAGCATTCCAATCAGAACCGCCGCCACCACCGCCAATACCGCCATGACCACCATCACCAGTAGTAT